GGGGTGGTCTCTACTTCATTGAAGCAAGGCGACGGGATTTACCCGATTGTTTTTCGTCACCTTTTCGCTGGGTTTTGACCTTGGTAGGGCGGGCATCCTCCGGTTTTTCAAACCCTGTAGGCTTGGGCTTGGCCGGGAGCACCTCGTTGTCAACGACGACATCCACTGTGGTGGGTGTGGCAGGTCTTGGCTCGGCACAAAGTGGTGGAGACAAGAGGCCATTGATGTCCCTAGTTTCAGAAAGCCATCTGTTAAAGATGTCTCTATCGAATTCTGGGAACAAACGCTCAAACTCCGTATCCATCCATCCATTAACATTTTCGTTTGGATATTGGACGGAACCATCGAATTGGGACCACCAAGTGGCCACACCAAGTTTCTTAGCGGGGCGAAACTCAGACAGTTCCAGCACCTTGCTGCAGAACTCTCCGAGTACCGGTGTGTTGCGGTCTGTCGCAACATAGCCCATCGATTTTTCAACCACCTTTTGCTCAGCCGTGACACCAGACGGTAAGCGAACCGTAGTGTGGAGCTTCGCAAGCTGTCGCTTGACGTCACACATACTGTTAACATCACCATACCACACTTCCGGAGAATAGTAGCGTGCCAGGAACGTGACCCCTGGGTCGCCTCTCTCCACCACAATGGTTTCCAGGACCTGTCCAACTTGCTTAGCGGCCCACTCATGGGCCTCGGGGGGCAAGTCAGCATCAAGTCCATCATCACCAAAGTGAATTCCGAGCGCTTCCCATGCATCCAAGGGGCATAGTCCGGCTCGGCGGAAACCGAGGTACGCAATAAAGGTTGCGCGCATAGTTTGGAACACACTAGTCGCGGAGCACCCTGAGCCATGGACGGGGCCTTGCTCGTAGGTTGTTCCGTGTGGAAAAGATCCGCGGTTGTCAACATTTCTCTTAAGTAGTTCATTCATCACTGCGCGGTGGTTAGCGAAAAGCCTCATGCACACGCCACGGTCTACACCGCGCAGTACATAGGTGACAAAGCCATCCATGCGACGAAGATCCGAACTATTCAAGAAAAGACGAGTTACAACGCAGATGTCCCGGACCCGAGCTGCAATTTCATCGGGCGTCATACCGGGGCCGTACCACTTAAACTGCTTCAAATGGGCCGACACGGCGAGCGAGAAAGTCGCCATATCTAACTTATCTGAATCATTGTACATCGAAATGTTCCGGGGGTCCTTCACGTCAGGATAGGCCTCGGACTTGATGAAATTCTTCAAAACCCGTTTGAGTGTTTCGCCCGCCACCATCGCCTTCGCAAGCGACAGCTTCTGGGCTGGTTTGGTCTGCTTGTCCACAACCACCTGGTGGTCGACTGGTTCTAACAACGTGTTACCGCACACGAAGTCAACAAACTCTTCCATGCACTTGTCTCGGAACGTGTTGGGCTTGGGCTCGGGGCGGCGGAGTTCCTCCACGCGGCCTTCAACACAACGCCTTTCACCTGCATCGTTTGGCACGGGGGCGAACGCCCCGTGTACCATTGGTGACATGAATGCTTGCAATTTTGGCCGGGCTTCCTGATCGTACTGCTTGGGTTCGTACTGGTAAGCACGGACACCAAGCTCCACAGGGTACACCGTGGGCACTTTCGTGCCGACGGCCGCCCGGTGGTATTCCGTCAGGAGCGCGGCCTGTTTGCGGCAATCCTTAGGGAGCCAGCTTGCAACGGTTGGCAGCATGAGATTCGTGGTTCCCAGCCGCGCAACCGTAGCGATAGCCGCGTCGACGTCAGCGTCGACGGTTGCAGACAGATAACTCAGGGGCCGCCCTGTGGTATAGCTCGTGCCACCTGAACGATGCACGAGGAACCTAACAAAGCTTCCGTTTGGCGTTGAAACAATGGGGTTGAACCGCTTAAGCGGCTGTTCCTTCAACACAAGGCTAGCGAGCACTGCCGACACCCCGCTAAACACTCTAATTGGTGCCAGCAAGATTAGTTGGCGGTGCGGTGTAACCTGCTTGCGCTCAACGGCGTAAGCAATAGTGCGATAAGGAACTCCCAGAAACTTCTTCGTTGCCAAAATAGAGTCCGATCCATAATCCCATAAGTGGTGACTATATTGCCCTCCGCCGGCAACTTTAGTCAACAAACTACCATCCGCATCAAAGCAAACAGCCATGTCCTCAGCCCCAGAGAAGGCAGCTTCCGAAGGTACACAAGTGTACAATATCACTGGCTTGGCCTCTGTGGCTAGCAGGTCAGGCATGTCGATATAATAATCGACATCAACGATCACCTTAACATCATCCGGCCCCGGTTCGTCATTGCGATTTTCAGCATTGACATCCTTGGGCCAACGCCACTGCCTGGTGCCGTGTAGGCCTTTACGCTGGTCGGATTTAGACATCTCCAACGAGAACACACGGGTCCCCGTATGGAGTGCAACTTTCCGAACGAAACGTGTGGCGGCATCACGGGCCGCGGCAGCGGTTGCATGGGTATGCCCTGAGACCAGCGCGGGCTCAGGGACTTGAACGGTGGAAAAGGCATCCCTCGATACGTCCGACGTAACTTGCGGTTCATACGAGGTAGCCTCTACCAGGAAGGATACTAGACCATAGATTTCCTCCCTCTTCATAACTATCAAGCAGGCGACGCAACTTGCGCCCACAAAACCAGTAACTTTGGCTGACAGCATGGTGTTT